AGCTGATACATACACTGGGTCTGTACCGTCTAATGAGATACGAGGTGTCGAAATGATTCTGTTCGCATCGTTACCACAAGTGCTACAAGGAACTACGGTTGTCTCATAATCAACCAAGCTCTCTGTAATGTGTCCAGCTTCGCACTGGAACTCGTACATCCTACGACTCATTGCTGCTGTCTCCCGACATGAGCTGTTCGTAGGCTTGAGTTGAGCTATCTTTAAGGCTAATCACCCAATTTAGGATGTCTAGTTGTCCTCTTTTTAGCTGTAACTCTGTTTCGTTCTGGATTGGTAGGACATTGTTGAGTGCTTTAAACATATTCTCAGCATCTTCTATAAAATCCTGCCAACCTTTAGTAGCCATCATGGAAAATCTCTCTTCATAATAGCTTTGTAATTTCTTGTCCATATTTCTTTATCCTTTTCTGGAGAAATATTGAAGTAAGTAAGTGCTCACTTCGATTTTGGTTAAAAGTGTTGCTATTTTACAACAGTTTAGCCATTTTGTCAAGCATTATTTGATTGTTTTTGCATCTGTAGCTCTACAATCTTGCCTTTGTTGTTGATGTCTTTCTCTTTCAACATCAATTCAGCAATCTTAGCTCTCTTCTCAAACTCACCATTTTGGTTTTGACCGTCAATGTTGGTAGACAATGAGCTGATTACCTTCACTTTTAGTTCTTCAGGCATCAACTGAGTCTCTGTAACAGTCTTAGCGGCTTCTGCTTGGTCTCTTTGTGCTCTTGCTTGTAGAGAAGCAGTAGTTGCTTGTTTCTGTTCCATGTCCATCTGAATAGCCATCTGTTGCATTTGAGCTTGTTGTGGGTCAGGCTGAGACATTTGAGCCAAAGCAGCTTCCATTTCAGCACGGTTAGACAAGCTAGAGTTAGCAATAATGCCCTTAAGGATGATTGGCAACACTGGTGTATTAGGTCCAAGAGTCTGTAACAAGCCAATTAGCTGTTGTTGTTCATACTCACGAGCCATAATACCCAAGGTAGCTGTCGGTAAGAACTTCATGTCTACAGAAGGATAACGCTCAGGGTCAAACTGCATATAACGGAAGGCTACTTTCTTAATCAAAGGAACTAAGAAGTCTTCTTGGAAGTTTGTAAGAGTACGCTTGTACTTCTTAATGATGCCAGCCATAGCCATTGTCATGCCTTGACCACCGGCATCACGAGGAGCTTGAGATACAAGACCTTGAGAGTCTAATGTACCAGTAGCTTGCAACAACATTCTCTCGAATTCTTTAGCAGCTGCAGCATTATCGTTCTTAGTCTGACCGAACTGGAATGGGTAAAGAATCTCTGAAGGAGCACCATTAGTCAAAATAGCTTTACCAGGTTTTACTTCAAACTTAGCACCACGAGGTAGACGAGTAGCATCCATAGCAATCATCGGTGCTGTAGTTAATGCTAATGAGTCTAGGTGACTGCGAAGCTGTGCATCAATAGCTTTTTGCATATTGTATGCTTTCTCAACTGTACCACGACCCCAGAAACGACCAGGAACTGTATCGTCTTGATAAGCAACTACAGGACGGTCTTTCATCATGTAAGGAGACTTCTCTGCCTTTAACAACAAACCATCGTTAGCAATCACTACAATCGCTTCTACAAGACCAGAATAAGTGTCAGCAGTGCTATCCTCTGGGAATAGGTCTACAACCTCTTCACCGTCGTTCTCAAGCTGTTCAATGTACTCTTTTGGTACTAGACCATAGTAAGTTAATAGCTTAACTTTGTCGTCTTGGAACTCTACTAACTCTTGAGTAGCTTCTAAGTCATCGTCGTTACCTGATGGACCGATGTCTACCTTACGATAGATACCTTTTTCCATACCTTCAACAACTTTGTGAATAGACACAAACTTCTCAATAGCACAACCCATAGCATCTTCAACAGAAGTAGCGTTAGGGTCAATCAAGAAGTTCTTAGGGTTGACTGGAACTGTTTTAACACAGAAGTATTCTTTTTCAGAAACACCATAAGCAGCTTGTGTTGAGCCAGGGATAGGCTGAGTTGCTGGGATGTATTCTACTTCTTGTTTAACAACTAGTTCACCGATACCTGTACCGTAGATTTCAGCCATCAATTCGATTTGGTCAATAGATTTACGAATCTTGTGCTTTTCTAGGTCTTCACGGAGTTGAGCACGAATCATCTCAACATCCATAGGATTACCGTTCATGTCTTGGATGTCATCTTTGATGTCAAAGTATTCACCGTTACCAAAGATAGCTTCCATGATTTCAGCATGACGAGTCTCTACTGCTTGCTGAGTTGCTGGGCTGATGATACGGCTACGCTCTGAGTCACGACTACGGTCAGCAGCATCCCAAACACCACGGAATATACGCTCGTATTCTAACCAGTTCTGTAAGAAGTTCTGGTCACGATGGTCTCTCCATCTGTCGGTGTGTGATACGACAAAAGATACTACCTCTTTGTCAGATTCGCTAGGTTCGTCCCAGCTCTTAGTACCTTCGTTGTTGTCCATCATTTGTGCCATTTAGTCTTCCTCTGTAGAATCTTTAAAAGGGTCTTCATAGTCCATTGAATCTGGACTTTCTTTAATTGCTTGCATTCTTTGGTCATCTATAGGACCGCCCATCTCTTGTGCATTGCATGTACGAACTGGAGAACAAGTAATATCAAACTTAGTGCAATACGCAACAGGATGCGATTCGATATCAGCCCATTTTGGTTTTAAAGGAAGTTCTGAAGCTTTTAGTTCAAATGCTGGACCATTAGCGATACAGTCTTGAATCTCTGTTGTATTAACATAATGTTCGCAGTTAGCACAAAGACGACCACGAGCATCGCCCTCACCACAGTTCCACTTTAATGCTTTCTGTCTCCAGAACTCTGTGTTAGGTTGTCTGGGGTCTGCAGGACCTAATCCATGATTCTCAATCGTGTATAAATGATTCTTAACATTCAGTTTATTATTCTGAAGAGGTAAAGGGCAGTTGTCTAGTTTACTTGTGTCCATTAGTATCCTGATATAACATCCATTGTTTCCCACTCATCACCACCATCGTCTTCAAAGTTATAGCTAGTAACAGCTAACTGGTCGATGTACGATAGTGAGTCTGGTAAGTCGTCATGTACTCCTGCAGTAGGGAACATCAAGAGTTGGTCAACAAACTCATCAAAGTCACCTTCTGTGTTTAGAACTACTTTGCCATGCTCGAATCGTCCTTGCAAAGCCCAAATAACTCTATCTACTTTCTTCTTGTTACCGTGTGTTAAGTCTTGAATATGTGCGAAACAGTTGTGCTGTCTCATCAAGTTACTTAAGTACGGTAGCACTGCATTCTTAAGAGCACCTCGTTCAATACCGACTGCTAGAGGTTCATACTCAGCGATGTTCTTAAGAATCCTGGTGGCTGTCTCTTCGATGTCCCAACGACCAGATTCAATCTTGTCTACAAACCACAAGCCATCATCAGTAACCTTGACACAAGCAATCGCAGACTTATCCAGTCTACTCTTAGCTGCAGAAGCATTCTTAGCTACTCCTTCAAAGCCAGCTAAGTCGATTGCAATGTACCAGCTACCTACCTGTGGTTCATCACCAAACTTAATCCATTCTTCTTTGAACAACCCTGCACCAGCATTGTTGAAGGAAGACATATATTCCTGATTGAAAGCAAAGCTAGACAATGTTCTCTTAGCAGCTTCAATCTCTTTAGGGTCAATCGTTTCGTTATCAGCCGTGGTGAAGTGCCATGACTTCCACTCTTCATCAGTCTCACTTTGTCCTAGCTGATACCAGTCGTAGAAATGGTTTCTTCCTGACGGAGTAGAGATGAACATAGCTCTACCTTTTTTGTCAGACAAAGCAGCTCTAAGAACTTTCTCCCAAATCTCTGCTTTGATAAACGCTACTTCGTCCATTACTAAGTATGTCAATGAGACACCGCGAAGTGAGTCAGGGTTGTCCGCACCTCTGACAAGAATCTTACGACCATTCACCAAAGTAATTTCTAAGTTGTTAATGTGTGCAGACTTGATAATCGGCCTACCTAACTCCATCAACAAATCCCAGATAATCGTTCTGGCTTGTCCGAGGGTTGGTGCAACATACATCACACTTGAACCTTCTGGACAGTTAATGCCTTCAATCAACAAGGTCACTGCAGACAATCTTGACTTACCACAGCGACGACCAGCAGCAATCACTTTAAATCTAGTCTTGTCTTTAAATACTTCTTGTTGCCATTTTAGCAACTGAAAGTTTAACTCTGCCATTACTCTTCCTTGTACTCTACATCAGTGATACCAGCTTCAATTACTGTTTCTTCTGCAGATACTGTAGGGTTAGTGATACCGCTTATGTTAATGCTGATAGAGGGCGTTGCCCCACCAGTCTTGTCCTTATCAAAGTAAGACAAAGGCAATACCCTGTCAATACACATCTTCAACGCTGCACCCTGCACTGGGTGTCCATCCGTCATGGCTATCTCTACAATCTTGTTGATAACTTTATCACCTGTTGTAGCAAGTAACCTAGCTTTTAATTCTTGGATACGACCGCTATCTCCTTGTGGTCTACCAACCGCACCCCGCCCACCCTTCTTTTTGGCAGCAATGGCTGCTTTAGGTGGTCGTCCTTTGCGGACTTTAGTTTCGACAGAGTCAGACATCGTATCCTTTATCCCTATAGGGGAAGACATAGTAAAACAAAAATAAAAAGACAATAAGCCTTAAAGTGTTTACTTTCTGCAGAGCCCTATATACTATATAGACTCTATAGAGCTCTATAGAGACTCTTTAGAACTTTGTCAGAGTTTGTTTATTTAGTTTCTTTTCGACAAAGTGTTAA